TCTCTAAGTGCTGACTTCTTAATGATAGTTATACCTTTGAAAGAACTCCCATGCTTTACATGGTGAGCCGTATCTGTTATCGATGTACTTCAATCCCCATTGAATCTGTTGCTCTGGGCTTGCATCCTTTAAATACTCAGATCGTCCTTGAGGAATACCGTAATGACTACCATTGACTGCATCTGGATTCCATGCTGATTCTTTACCGTATAACTTACTTAAACATATCATTTGGTCTTTATCATCTACCAAGATAGCTGCATATTCTTTAATCGAAACATATTGTTTTCCATCAACAGGTGCAACAGCGTAAGCCGGTGTAAACAGAGATATCCCAATAGCAAGTAGCACCGAGCGACCTACCCGCCTCAGCGGGTCGCTCTGAGCCCCTGATGGGCTCTGCTCACAAAGCGTACCGGACGTGTCAAATCCATTTGTATAAGTGCAGGTCACATCGGCGTTTCGTTTTAGCCCCATTGAGTTGCCATCGCTTTCGCTATGCCTGGGAAGGTTTTTGATCGCTCTAATGCGTTATTGGCAAACTTCCTATTCTTGTAGTTTTCTTTGCCTAATCTCAATCCGCCTCCATTGATAAACGGTTGGTATTCGGTCAATACTTGAGTCGGCACCAGCTTAGGCAGATTTTTGAGCCAGAGGTAAGTCCTTTTCGAATAAGGATCTCCATACTCATAAGGTTGAATAACTTGGGTCTTTTCAGGTAAGCCTATAACCTTCATTGGCATCGGATTTTCAACTGCGACATATTGAACCGGAGCGTTATAGATAGCCATAAAGAATGCTTTAGCCTCCATCGCTTTCTCAAAGCGATTTGGATCAATCTGACCGCTTTTAGGATACATCCTTACAGCTCCACCATTTGTCATATAAGTGCAAGGTGGAAAACCGATAATCATGTCCCAATCGTCAGTCAAGTGTGCTAATACGTCATCCTGGATATGCCATTCTGGGTTATCTCCAGATGTTGGCAAGATATCGCATGAATAAGCCTCATGACCAAGTGCTCTGAACTCTCTAGTTACAGCTTGGCTTTCCTCACACGCTAAAAGGACTCTCATTGATGTCCCCAACCTGTCCCTTTGAAGGATATGCCAAAAGTGCCGTAAACCCGACGCATTGACTCATTGCAACAGATTGGATCTGCCTCCTCATGTATTGACTTTTCTAACTCCATGCTTATTTGGCATTTGACGCATTTGTACTCATAGATCGGCACGTTGGACACTCCATTCCTTTGAATAAGTATGTTCCATCTTGGTCGCATCTGACAATCTCGTGGCTAGGTGCTTTACTGGCAATTATTGGCATTATGTCCTTGACTTTGCCAAATAACAGGTATTCGCCTGCATCCTCGCCTTGCCCATTGCAGCGCATAATGACTATTGGCAGTTTGCCGTTGGCATTTGATGCAGCTTGTTTGATCCAGGCTAAAGGTTGAAAGTCTGCCCTAGCCTTGACCTCGATTGAGATACTTGGGATGTTTAGAATGTCCTCACCTTGACGACCAGCGCCAGCAGTATCGGCATACTCCCACCATTGTTTTAGGTAATCGGCTATGACCTTTTGAGTCCGATATCCTCGATGTTTGCGATGATTAGCCATTGACTGAATGACATCTCTTGCATGTCCAAGTGGCGTTGACTGGAGCATCAGCATTTTCAACCTTAGCCAAATGAGCCAAGATAATTTCCTCATTGCATAACTGACATCTCAAAGTCAAATGCATTAGGTTCATCCAAGTACCATTAACGTTTACTTCAACAAATCCCATTATGCTCTCGCCTTCTGCTTTTCCCACTTGCCTGAACTGGCAAGGGTGTACCAACGGGTTCGGCAGTTTTGAGCCGGTGCTATGTTCCCACCTGGGCAAAAGAATCCGCCCCAAGCGCGTCCGTTCTTTTCGCCCTCTTTCCACTTCATTTCACCATGCTCGCACTCCTCATGGTTTTGAACTCCCAAGATGTTCTCAACATTCGCAATAGCCTCAGCTGCGCTAATCGCCTCTGGTTGCTTTGGGTCGCCGTAGATTGGTTCATTAGTCCAAGGATCAGCAGCTAATGCTTCCTCCTTTGTAGCAAAACTTGGCACTTCTTTAGCCTTGGCAATGTCCTTGGCGGATAGGCGTTCGACCTTGCTCATTTCCTCTCTAGAAGGTCTCTTACCTTTAGCTGCGTAACCTCCATTTGCAAGCGCCCGACCGATCGCGCTAGTCTCGCAATTTTCCAGCGCTGAAGTTGAATTAACACCGCGGTCACTAACCTTCTCCTCCGCGTATCCGGTGGAAAACGCCACGCTATCTGCGAAAGTTCGATATAAGTACGCTTTAACAATAAATCGATCATTCTGAAATGACTCCAGTTCTGTGCTTATGCGAAAGTCTGGAAAGTCCTTGATGAACTTCTCTAGACGGGATTCGACTGTCTCGTAATCTGCCAAATTAAACACTTGGTAACTCCTCTTGTTTCATTAAATACTCGGTTTGTTCCGGTAATGACCAAACAGTACCGTCTGCCCATGTCTGAACCTCGATGGCGCAGGCATTGCAGTAATGACGGCGTGTGCCTTGGCTTCGTGGATGGTTGCTGATAACTGTGTAACTGGCACCCTTTTGCCCTAGCGGAGAATTAGTGCCATATCTGACTTTGCAATAATCGCACCAAACACCAGGAGCAGCCTTAATAACTGTCAAGGTCACTCCAATCAGTTGATGCAATTTGTCCAGCGAGCGCAATGTATGCTGCGCCGTCCTTGTAACTGTCTGCGTGGAGGCTTGTCTCTTGTAAGCGTGAGATTTTGACAAGTGCCATGCAGATTGCGACTTCGTGAGGCTCGATGTTACGTTCAAGGTAGGCTGACCAGAGTTTGGCAATTCGAAGGTGATTGAGAGCTGCCAAGCCGTAATCTTTACCGCGGTCTGCGATGAGGTCTTTTGCTTCGTCAAGGATGTCATTAGCGCGCATTAACACTCACGCGCTGACTGTTCTTGCCAACTACCAAGCCCTCGCGCTTGCCTTCCTCAAAGCCTTTGCCCCAACCAACGATAAACCATAAAACGTTAGCAGCTAGTAATAACAAGATTACTGGTACTTGTAGATCCATTTCATTTCTCCCGATTCCGTAGCCTGGGTTGGCTACTGGATTACGGTCTCACACTCCTGGGACAATTACACGTTTATTTTGATAACGAAACGGTAACGATTTAGCCCCAGCGTTTGCCTTGATAAATGAATGATCCATCTTTAGGATCGATTGGGATTAGTTCAGGCGTGAAGCGCTTACCATGCAAAGTACCGACAACAAAACCCATCTGCCAGTTTGCATATCCCTTTGTATAACCCATACCAGGGCTCGATAGGTCTACAAGGTTGCCAACCTCAACCCCCCAGACGATGCGCCCATAGCGCCCTCCAGAGGCTTCTGAGTGTGCTGATAATCCAAGTCTGTGAGTGTGTCCTGATACGACTGATTTACCCATACGCATAGCGCCATTTAGGGCAGTTTGACCAGGCTTGTTTGATAGTGGAAAAGCATCGCCGTGGCAAGTATGCCAACCTGGTGCGAAGTCAAAGCCGTTTGGATGGTATTTAATACCTGCCTTGTCGTATCCCATAAACTTGTCATATCGCAGCTCTGGCAGGTTCATAAATGCCGGTAATCTGCGAGACAAAGACTTGTAAACACGCGCTCCATGATTGGAGCCAACGACGTCAGTAACGCCAAGATATTCGAGAATCTCTAAGGTTAGTTTGCGATCCTCATCGATGTTGCCTTCGACTTCTTGCCAAGGTTGAGCAAAGCCTCCAAGTTGTGGGAGGTCGATTTCATCGCCGATACAAATGGTTTGGTGAGGCTTGTAAGCCCGTAAAAACTTGCCTAGATTCTTGACTGCTGCTTCATGAAAGAATGGTGCCTGAATATCTGAGATCCAAGCGATCCGCTTTACTGTCATTAGTCCTCGTCGTCGTCCTCGTAATCCCCAAACTTCTCGGGATCGATTGGGTCTGGCAGAATCCATCCAGGATACGATTGAACGTCAGTAATCATAAACAACGCTAAACCCTCGTCAAAACCAGCCTTGCGTAAAGATTTGTAATACTCGTGAAGCCCGATGCAATAAGCATCGAGTTTTGAGTAGCCTTGATCCTCTAGCGCCTTAGTTGGTTTTCTTGCCATGTGGATAAGTGTCCCTTACTTCTTGAGAAGTTCCATCATCTGTTCTTGGCGTGTCTCTATTCTTGCCAATCGGTCTGCGAGAGATGATCCACCATTCGGCGTAAGAGTCCACAACCAACCGCGAACCAAATAACGCAAACCGCCAATAACAATAGCAAGCGTCGAGGCAATAGCGAGAACGAGTCCCGCCCAATCATTCGCCGTCACCGCAGCCCATAGCCTTCATCCTTAGGATTCAACCAGCGCAGAATCGGTGGAATGGTTGCTAACGCACCAGCGTAAGCGATGTTTTTAGGGTCAGTTTCCCCTGCAGCGACAAGTGCAAGAGCAGCTGTTAGAAACGCTCTGCCCCAACTTGCTAGCATCTTCTTTAGATCCTGTGTCATCTGTTCCTCCTAGTAATGGGATGTTAAAAAACTTCGAATCCGTGTCACCAGCCTTTGTAAAACTGATGTGGATGTGTTTGGTGTGTGGATTGACTCCGGTGTACTTGCGCCAACGCC